ATAGCTTAGAAAAAGGTCCCCACGAAATTGGGGGCCTTTTTTGTTTCTAAGTTCCAAATGTATTAATGCGGACTATTTACTCATAGCGTAGGAGACAACATGCATGGCAATGCCCACTCTATCCCCAAATCAAAACCCAAGTCCTATAGTCTTGACCTCAACAGGGAGCACTGCTGAGTCTAGCAGTGACGAATACACAAACTCTGCCGCTAACTCTTCTAATTACCCGTTTGGAGTTTATTTAACGGACCAGTATGGGGGGTTAAACCAGAACTTTATCTCGGGAGCCTCCGACCAAGTGGCCTACACCTATAAAAAGTTAGGAGGCGATGTACTAGACATCGAGATAACCGTTGGGAATGTCTACACTGCTTATGAAGAAGCGGTGTTGGAATACTCATACATCGTTAATATCCACCAGGCGAAAAATGTCTTGGGGGACCTGATGGGGAACACCACCGGGAGTTTTGATCAAGACGGGGAAATGAAAGTAGGAGAACTTTCTTCAAGCCTTGACGGAGCGAGAGCAGAACTGAAGATGCCAAGATTTACTTTCGAATATTCTAAAAGGGTTGCGGACGGTGTCTCTGAGGCAGTTGCAGTCGGGGGGTCTTTGCCGGAGTACTCGGCTTCCTTTGCTCCCGTTCCTGGTAACCAGGACTACGATCTTCAATCAATAATTCATTCCGCGTCGGTAGACGGAAGCACAGATGGATCGAGCTTCACTGGGTCTGTTGGGAAGAACAGAGTAATGATTAAGAAAGTTTTTTATAAAACGCCGCATGCAATGTGGAGATTCTATGGTTATTACGGAGGCCTCAACGCCGTAGGGAACCTATCAACGTATGGTATGTACTCTGATGACTCTACATTCGAGGTAATCCCTGCTTGGCAGAATAAGGCGCAAGCGATGGCATACGAAGATGCGATTTACACGAGGAATTCCCACTATTCTTATGAATTAAAAAACAACAAGCTAAAAATCTTCCCCTCTCCAACTAGGATGTCCCCCACGAAGTTCTGGGTCCAATTCACGGTGAAAACAGACGCTTGGGTAGAGGACTCGGATAAAGCAGGGGGAGCAGATGGTGTTAACAACATGAATACACTGCCCTTTGCCAACATCCCATATGCCAGCATTAACAGTATCGGCAAGCAATGGATTAGAAGGTTCGCGTTGTCGTCGGCAAAAGAAATGTTAGCGCAAGTTAGAGGAAAATTTGGTAATACGATACCAATTCCGGGTGACAGTGTTAATCTGAATGCGACGGAGCTTCTTTCCCAGGCTAAAGATGAGCAACAGGGCCTTAGAGAAGAACTAAAAACAGTTCTTGACGAGTTAACGTATGCGAAACTCACAGAAAAGGATGCCGCGATTCAAGCAAGCGTTAATAGCACAATGAAGGTGGTGCCATCAGGCATATACACGGGGTAGGTGGGTTAAATGTCGAAATGGAAACAACCGGATAGCCCACCACCTCCTCTCTTTGCAGGACAAAAGGAGAGAGACCTAGTAAAACAGGTCAATGATGAACTTATTGAGAGAGTCATAGGTCAACAGATCGCCTACTATCCAATAAGCCTTGAGAGGACCGATTTTCATCCGATTTATGGGGAGGCTATAAAGAAATCTTTTTTGCCGCCCGTGAGGGTGTATGCTCTGGTCGAGTACGGAGGGAGCCAGAGCAACGCGGATGTTTTTGGGGTTGATAAAACCGCCACCATCACAGTTAAGTTCCACAAGAGGAGACTTCTTCAAGAACAAGACCTATATGTAAGAGAAGGAGACTTTGTTTTATATGGCGAACAATACTATGAAATCACTATGGTAACTTGGCAAAGACAGCTATTCGGTCAGATTGAGCATAGGTTTGAAATCATTGCTAGTTGTACTAGAGCAAGAGAGGGCCTATTCAATGTCTGATGAAAAAAACGAACATAAACAGAAGATGGATTATAGATTTACTGGGGTTGAGGACACCTCTAAAATCCAAGAAAAGATCTTAGAACCCTCAACCTTAGAGACAATCGATGAATCTATGTATAATTTTGTGAATGAATTAGATATCTTATCCACAACTAATGCTGGCTGGAAAAGAGTCCCTGTTGTATGGACTTCTGCGGAAAGAGCGTTCCATATAAAAAATTCTCCAAGCCTACATGACCTTAACGGCAACATTATACTACCGGTTATTTCTATAGTACGAGGTAACATCACTAAAGACCCTGCAAACCGTGGCGGCATCTATGCAAACGCGTTACCCCAGAATGAGGAAGGGGGAACAATAACGATAGCTAGGAGGATAAAGCAGGATAAGACATCTAACTTCGCTAATGCTGATGCTAAGAGAACATACGGGCAAAAAACATTTAAAACAAAGAATAGTAAAGTTGTTTATGAAACAATTACAATGCCTCTTCCCATCTATGTAGATGTGGAGTACACGATCTATGTTAGAACCGAGTACCAGCAACAGATGAATGAGATAGCTTCTCCGTTCCTGAATACGGGAAGAGGATTGAATTACTTTAGCTTGGGCGTGAACGGCCATCGCTTTGAAGGGTTCATGGAGCCTGTTCATAATTTCGAGACCAATGCTATTGACGCAACGGACCAAGAGAAGACATTTTTAACCACGATGAACTTCAGAGTACGTGGCTATCTGGTTGGTAATGATAAGAACCAAGGACCTCCCAAACTTGTTAAAACACAAAATGCCGTAGAAGTTCGGATGCCCAAGGAACATGTGATCTTGGGAGACATCCCTGAAACATCTGGCAAAGCCTTTTATAGGGCGCAGTCTCTAGACACGAAATAGCTTCAATTTTATTCTTTTCGTTGCCCAATTCACTATTTAATAGAGAATAACCATTATTGTTTCATGGGAGAACGTTAACATGTCAGTTAAGAAGTTTAAATTTGTTTCACCTGGAGTTTTCATCAATGAGATCGACAACTCCCAAAGACCTAGCGAGCCAACAGGCCGAGGCCCGCTCATCATTGGTAGAACCGAGAGAGGCCCGGCGATGGTGCCCCATCAAGTAAACTCTTTTGCAGAGTTTGTTACCGTGTTCGGAAATCCAATTCCAGGACAGACAAACACTGATGTCTGGAGAGACGGGAATTATTCGGCACCTACATATGCAGCATATGCGGCCCAAGCTTGGTTGACAAATAACTCCCCTGTTACGGTCGTTAGACTGTTAGGATCAGAAAATACAAAGGGAACCGGCACAGATGCCGCTCTAGCAGGCTGGGCAACTGATAATGAAATCAAAGCAGCGGGCGCGACGAACGTCATCGGCGGCGGCGGAGCGTATGGTATTTGGCTGATCGATAGCGGCTCGAATGCAAATGCTACGGCAAATTCATCGTCGCCTTTCGTTTTTGGTCCCGGTGTCACTGGAACCTTGGGGGCCATTGTCTACACAAGAGATGGATGCCCACAGCTAAGTGGCTCGACTCCAGCGGTTAGCGGAGTCACCGATATCCACAACGGGTCCCTGACTTTCCCGGACGTCACCGGGTCTTCTGTTTGGGTAAAATCTCTCACGGATAAGACATTCCGCTTGATAATGATGGCAGGTGCCAGTGACGCGGCTGCTACCGCGTCTACGGATGTTGTATTTAATTTTGATAGAAACTCGAATAAGTACATCAGGAAAGTGTTGAACACTAATCCTATTTTGACGAACACAACCATTACGACAAAAACAACAGAGAATTATTGGGTAGGGGAGACCTTCGAGAGAGAGGTATACACTAAATGTACCGGTACTGTTCAGTTTGCTGCTATTTTGCCAATGGCACAGAACGGAACTGCGGTTAACCAGTGGCAAGAGCACTTCTATTCAATGAGAAGGTCTAAAACTGGCTGGTTTATTGGCCAGGATCTTCGAGCCACAGTGGGAAGCGCGGTTGAAGCTAACAATGTGTTAAGCCCTGTGTACAGCCCAGAGAGTATGCAAAAACTATTCCGAATTCATTCTCTAGGATGGGGAGAGTGGAACCAAAATAATATAAAAATTTCTATTGAGGGAATCACGGCAACAACCAACAACTCTAACCCTTATGGGCTCTTCTCGGTAAGAGTTAGAAAAATAGAAGATAATGACGGCGCCCTCAAGACTGTAGAGCTTTACGAGAACTGTTCTCTCAACCCTAGCTCTGAAAACTACATCGGTAGAAAAATTGGCGATAGATACATTGAGTGGGATGAGGATACTAAAAGATATATAAACTATGGCAGTTATGATAACAACTCTAACTTTATTAGAGTTGAAATGAATATGGATGTAGACGATGCTACAACAGACCCGTCCTACTTGCCTTACGGCGTGTATGGACATCCTAAGTTTTTATCGTGGAGATTTATCTCTGGCACCGCTGGCCCGATCAAAGCGGATAATGGTGTTCGGTCTTCCGGAACGGTAGACTATGTTAACACTTACGTTTCTTCATTTGTCGGCGGAGTAACGTCTTTCGTTCCAGGCGGACAGTATAGTCCAATTGCATCGGGCGATAAAAGCTGGATCGGTCTTACACCATCGGGAAGTCTTACAGTCGACGCTGCCTACTCGAAAATGTCACAAACATCGGGCGCTCACGCTCCGTTCGACTTCCCTTCTGTCGCATTGAGATCGGGTGCCCTAGACGGCAACATCCAAAGTCCAAGACAGGCATATTTCGGAGCAGATTTACTTAGAAAGCAGGGTGGCGTCTTTTATAACGACTTTGACAAATCAAACAGAGATATTATAAGGTCGTTACCTGAGAGTCATAAGGATAGTGAGGTCGTAGACAATGAGATTGGATGGTCTTGGGTTTTCTCCTTGGACGATTTAAGCTCTTCTGCTGGTAATTCTGTTGATTATACTTCTGGCAGCCGCGCGACTGGCCGCTCGATTACGGCAGGATCCGGATCATGGCAAGATGTACTTTCTGCCGGATACAACAAGTTTACGACCATTCTTTACGGAGGGTTTGACGGATTAAGAATTAATGAGTCCGAGCCATTTAGAAATACATTCACTAGCGATGGCACCGAACTAAACAACTATGCCTATAACTCTATCAAGAGAGCCATTGACAGTGCCAAGGATCCTGAAGTTGTCGATTACAATCTGGCCTTGGCTCCTGGAGTTACTACTAGCGGCCTAACCGGCCATATGGTTAATGTCTGTGAAGACCGTGGCGATGCGCTTGCGGTTATCGATCTTGCGGGTGGCTATGTCCCTCACACAGAGAATACATCGACGCAGGCCAACCGCCTGGGTAGCGTAAAATCGACGGTAAACAGCCTAAACAATCGCGGTCTCAACTCAAGCTATGGATGTGCATACTATCCATGGGTCCAGATGAGAGACACTCTAAACAACGCTAATGTATGGATGCCGCCTTCTGTTGCCGCCCTCGGCGCTATGTCTAACTCTGAGAGAAAACAGGAGCTATGGTTTGCTCCAGCAGGGTTTAGTAGAGGAGGTCTCTCGAAGGGAGACGCTGGAATTCCTGTAGTTGGGGTTTCTGAGAAATTAACTTCTGATGATCGCGACACTCTTTATGATGCGAACATCAATCCGATTGCATCATTTCCGAACGAGGGCATTGTAATCTTCGGGCAGATGACGCTACAGGTTACACCTTCTTCTCTAGACAGAATCAACGTCAGAAGACTGATGATTTATGTCAAAAAGAGTATTTCGGGAATGGCCAATCGTGTTCTGTTCGACCAGAACACGATTACAACATGGAACAGGTTTACTGGAAAGGTTAATCCGTTCCTGGCTAGCATCAAAGCTAGATTCGGTCTGGATGA